TACCGTTGAAGGATAATCATGGGAGATGGAATTTATCTTCCGTATCGTTATCTGGCGCCCCCGATTCTGCACCCTGAAGTCTTCCTTGATAAGGTGCTCCGCAAGCGCATCAAACTTAGTGTTGTATTCCGTATCCGAGGCCGCCCAGATTTTACCTGAGATTTCAATGATCCGCGATCCAAACATGCCGTCCGATACGTCCATGACTCCGTGAACGTAAGCCGCTTGGAGGATGGAGCTCTTCTTGGCAATTGGCTCTGATCGCAATTCAAAGGTTTTAGGAAAGTAAAACTCCTGGCCATCGGCGTCAATGATCTTTATCTTTTCTTCCGCGGCTTCTGTATAAACTACAGGTATTAACATATTATCCTCGTCCTCTTTGTAATTGGCGGGTTACTCGTTTTGACAGTTGATCCGCGATATCGTCAAGATCTCCGACGTTATTTATATCACCATAATTATAAACGCTCATTTTCAAATTCATTACAGGACTCTGCATTCCGAATTTCCCCAGCTTATTCAGGGGGATCACGGCCTCAGGCCCAGCCTCTCCGATCTCTGCTATCGTGGGCCGCATCACTACGCCGCCTTCCTTGAGGGGGAGGGGCGCCGCAGCAATAATGCCTACTTGGATTGCGCCCAAGACGCCTATGGCAATGGACAGCGGAATGTTGGGGAGTGCCTTTACCACGGCCGCCGCGGTATTGACGATAGCTGACAGCAGGGCAACCGCTTTTTCCCGCTTGGCCGCTGACTTCCTGATCTTCGCTCGTTTGGCTTCTAGGTCTTTAGCGAGAGTTTCCAGCGCCAAGTTCTTGGCATCTTCCATCAATTCCAGGGCGTCGGCGGTAGACTGCTCGGCCGCCTCCCGGTCCTCCCGTAAAGTTGTTTCTGCCGATTCTCTCTCTGCCCTCGCCTTTTCCAGATTGGCTTCGTGCTGTGCCTCCAGCGAGGCCAGCATCGCGGCCTTTTTTTTCTCATCGGTGACGTTCTCGTTGATCCATTGCACCTTGTTGTCGTACTCGGAGATAATTGAAGCTTCAATTTTGTCGTGCTTCTCCGCTTCCAGCTTGAGTAGCTCCTCTGTCTTTGCCGTCTCAGCATCGACGATTCCCCGCAAGGCGTCTATCTGTTTGTTGTACTGGCGGTTTATTGAATCGATCTGCCGCGTTTCCGTCTGATCGATTTCCTCCAGCCTGTTCGCGGTATGCTGTGAAAAGAGGCCGCCGACGGTATTCAGGATCCCGCTGATATCCGAGAGGGTGTTCTCCAGGGACGCTTTCTTCGCGGCTTCCTCTTGCGCAATTCGTTCCTGTTGCTTCCGTAGATCCTCATCGTAGAGAGCGTTCTTTTCTACAGAATGTATTTGCTCCAGGGCCTTCAACTGAGCATACATCGATTCCTTATCTTTTACGGTGTTTTCGATCTCTTCTTTCTTCGCTGCGTATTCTTCATCAAGCTTCTCGAGGCTGTACGCGAACGCATCCATCGTGAGCTGTTTAAGCTGATCTGACAGTTCCTTCTCTGCCAGTGCGTTTTCATCTCTCTTTGCCTTGACAGCGGCGTAGAAGTCCGTCCACATCTGCTTAATGCCAGCCGTCTTCTCAGCCTCTCTCGCTATGTGATCTTCATCCAGAATCGCAAGTTCAGCCTGGTAACTCGCATTGGCGGCAAGCAACGCCGCGTTCTTCTCCGCATTGCTGGCTTCTTCTTCTCCTATCGCAGTTTTGCGATCATCAAGTTTTCGTTTGAGCATTCGCTTCGCATACTCGTAATCCGACAGGACAGCCTTCTGTACTTCATTGACCATCTTCTTGGTCAGATCTGCAATCTTCTTGTTTGCTACCGCCACGACAACCGCGGCCTTCACCGTCTTCGTTCCATAATCCTTGAATACTGCACCAGCCCCAGCCATGATTTTGCTGAAGAGGCCGGTCTCTCCCGCAGCCGCGGCCGTCACGCGCTGGAATGTTTCCGTTCCCTTGATGGCGGTTAAGAATGACTCCCCCATTTCAGCGGTGGCGTTGCCAATGTCCGTTGCCGCTTTGTCAACGTTTCCAACAGATGCGTCCAGTTCATCCTTCATGCTTTGCAGGGAATCTTTCCACGGACCGACGAGCTTATCTGCGAGGGGGATTTTTTCTATGATCCCGATTATGTTTATCGCCCATTGCAGGAGCTTCGACTTTATCGAGTTAAATGCGTTGACGAAGAATCCCGACACCGACTTCCATAAGCCGATAAAGAATTCCTTGATCGGTTCCCAGTTCTTGTAAATGGCAAATGCGGCCCCCGCCACTAAAGCGATGGCCCCAATGACAAGGCCTACTGGCCCAGTGATCGCCCCCCACAGGATGGTGAATCCGGCGGACATTGCGGGCAGCATGATCAGGAGCGGCCCCATAATGGCAAGGAGGATGCCGACGGCGCCGGCTACCTTTACTAATACTCCCGCCAGCACAGGATTGTCTTTTATCCAATCCTTCACCCGTATAACCATGCCTGTCATCTTCTCAGCCAACCCCTGAATTATAGGAGTTAGCTGTTCCGCGATCGCGTTCGTCACGCCTTTGAACGATCCCTTCAGGGTGGTTACGGCGTCGGCAAGAGCCGCCGCTTTGTTGGCCGCTTCTTGGTCGAAGACTATTCCCATCTCTCGCGCTTTCGCCCGTAGAGATTCCAGCCCCTTTTCGCCTTCAGCAAAGAGAGGAAGGAGCTTTGTTCCCGCCCGTCCGAAAATATCCTGGGCCGCCGCGGCTTTGAGCGTCGGGTTTTCAACGCCCGCGATGGCCTTGGAAATCGTATCGAACTGCTCTTCCGGACTCATTTCCATCAGCTCTTCCGCTGATAAACCAATCCGGTCAAAAGCCCGCACGTATGTGGTCAGCCCATCCCCAGCGTCGACGATGGTTTTCGACATCTTCTTGACGCCCTTCTCAACATCGCCCAGCGAGGCTCCGCTTATCTCTGCAGCGTATTTAAGTTCGGAGAGCGCCTCGGTAGAGAAACTCGTCCTCAGCGCCATCTTGTGGACTTCATCACCAGCCGAGACGTAGCCCTTAACCATCAGGCCAAGGGAGCCAACAATCGCCGCCCCCGCAACCGTCATGGCCCGACCGACCTTTTGGATTTGGTCTTTGTGCTTCTGGATAAGGCCGTCAGCCTTTTTGAACCCAGCCTCCATGTCCGCGGTGGCCGCGCCGAATTTTACGAGAAGGGATTTGATTTCCATTTTAATTATCTAGCCCCACTGATTTTTTAATTTCATCGAGTTCTCTCTGGCGCTCCTCTTGAGTGTAAACCGGAAGCGGGTCGTAAACGTCGGGAAGGAGGTCTCGGCCCTTAAACCGCTTCCCCGTTGCCGCGGTAAGGAGGTAGGCCGTAAGCGTGGCGTGTCTTCGCCAATACTCATTCTCCCGCTTATTAAAGCCAGCGACCCGCTTGTTGAGTTCGCCTAACGTGAGACCCTCTAGTTCAGCGTGAGTTATTCCGATCCTCAGAGCGGCTATTTCCGCTTGCGCGTAGAGGGGGTCATCTTCTTCGGATTCTGTTGGTGTCTCGGAACTTCTATCACTGGGGCTTCCAGGATCGTTTCCGGAGCGCTGGCTGGCGCTTTTGGGCTTAGTGTTTCCACTGTCGGGACCACCTTTGTCTCAACTCCCATCTGGGCCGCGAGCGCTTCTAGAACCAATGTCGTGATTGCGAGGATCGTGTACTTCTCCGGGATTGCTTCGTCCATCAAGACTTCAAGCTGATCGACGGTAAGGTTCTTATCTTCGTGCGTCAGTCCGGCCCAAGCCAACACCGGCATCTCGTCTACCTTAATATCCATCAACTGATCTGGTGATTTGTCGCCGAATTTCTTACGAATTACCCGCATGGCCTTAAACCCGTAGCGGAGCGCACGTGGTCTATCTAGATCAAGGATATAATCTTTCATGTTTGTCCTCTCTTTACGGGGCTAGCGAGAATGCAGCTACCTTCAGAGTAGTAGCGTGATCCACGGTAATTTCGAGCCGCCCGTTGGCATCGTTGAATCTGCCTCTGTCGAAGGGACCAACCATCAGTTCACCTGTATCCACAACCATCGCGCCACAGACAATGTCGTCCACCACGCCCTGGTCGCACTCGATTTGAGAATGGATCGTGACGATGGGGGTTTCAGCCGCGTGACCGTTCACGAAATGCAGAAATGTGTTCCCGTCGTTCGGGCATGAATCGGCCACAGAGGCGTCTTCATATACGCTATCGATTGGGTTAAGTCCTTCCTTTACAATTGGCCGTATAGTTAATAGTGCCATTCATAATCTCCTTAGACTAAAGTGGGTGTCACGGAAACTGCCTTCACTACGAAAGCCAGGACCGCTCCGCCATAGCTGATCTCGAGTTTCCCCGCAGCGTTGTTGAATCTTCCCCGGTCAAAGGGACCGATCATCCTCCGTTTATTAACGGGAATGGTGGTGATCGAGTTGTGGTCCTGTCCGTGGTTGCATGCTCTGATGGAGTTGATCGTAACCACAACTTCCTGCGATGCACCATTTTCGAAGAAGAGGAACGTCTTCCCGTCGTTTGGACACAGGTCCCCCGCTCCGGTAGCGGCTACGAGAGCCACCCCATCGGGGTCGAGTCCAGTTAGAACTGTCTTATAGACAACAATGTCGTCTGCCATGTTAACCTCCTAAAGTGGAAATAACCTTACTTGGCTACTTCGGTAATGATGCCATCGGATATGAGCGAGAAGGACACGGTTGCCATGTCCGCTTCGGGTGCGGCCATGTTCAGTCCGGTCATCAAGAAATCCCCGGAATACTCGTACGCGGGAGTATCGACCTGGCAATCACACTTCTGGTGATCGGCCGCGAGATTGATAAGTCCCTTCTTGAGCTCCAGCCAACCCGCGTTGTCTTCGATCAGGAAGGCATCGAAATCAACCGTTATTTCGCGATTACCGAGCTCTCTCTCTTTCCACCCAGCGCTGTCTTTGTCAGTCGTTTCCTTCGGATCCTGGGCGATGGATATTGAACCGTCCTTCTGGCCTCCAACCTTGACGTAGGCCGCCCCGATCTTGACTGAGACATAAATATTTTTGCCTTCTACTTTAGCCATTTAAACCTCCTATAAGTTTCCCCCCTACAAGGGGGTGTCCATGAAAGCAGAAAAGGGCTGCCCATCTGCTATTATTCCGGTATATTCTGCGGAAGAGGATCGACAGCAAATCCATCGGGAACGTACTTCCCACACGCGCGTCGAGCCCTCTTCTGTTTTCATTCATTATGCCTGCTCTATGTAATATTTAAAGATAAGTATTCCGTGCCGAGTCTTCCCATCCAGGTCCACCATCAGATTATAACTGTCCAGCCGGCTGAATGCGGCGCTGAAGCTGGCGCCCAGGTTAAGAGCTTCGCCACTGGACAATGCCAGGAGCAATCCGTCCGCCATTTCGTCAGCTTCCTTTCGTCCGTTATATCGACTCCAGACGTGGATCGTTGAGAAGACCTCCGTCCCGTCTTCCAGCTTGTCGCTCCAATCTCTGACCGTCATTGCTCCTAATACAACATAGGGAAAAGCTTCATCCACCGGGTTCTCGTCGAACACTTTGTAGTCAGTGTGCGCCTGTAGGTGTAGGATCTGAGCGCCGTGAAGAGCCAGTGTGGGCAATCTCATAGCTTCCTCAGTATTTCCTTCAACCTGGAGTAGTACCCCTTCTCAACGGACACGAAGGCCGGAAGCAGGAACGGCTGCGCGGGTGTTCCTCTCTCGCTTATCGCTTTGCAAATCGGCCAAGCAGAATCCATCCCATGCCTCTTCGCCCAACCCTCCAGAGCGTCCATCGGAGGGAAATGCGGTTTGGTTCCGAACTCAACGTGGGGACCGTGCGGCGCCGTAGGTCCGACCTCAACCGTCTTGCCGCCTCTCGATTGTTCCACAAGAATGGTGTTGGCCAGGTTGCCCGTGTCCCACGCCTTCATTCCCTTCAGGTTATCCAGTGCGGCTTTCTTAACATCCAGGCCAGACGCAAGGGTCTCCCGCTTCACCTTCGCTTTCGTTTCATCGGACATTTTGCGGAGAGCCTTTTGCAATTCCTTGTCGCCGCTGGCGGTCATCGATAGTTTCATTCCGGAACCTCTTGTGCCAGGATCTCCTGGAATTGATGGCGCTCCTTAATATCGAGGATGGAGGCTATCTGCATATAGCGGCCCCCGAAGTTTATCCTCATCTCAGCGTCCACTGTCTCATTGTACCTGATCCGGATTCTATGAGAAATCTCAGATGATATCTGCTGGCCGTAGAAATACTCCCGGCCGCTCAGGGGTTCAACGGACGCCCAAACAGTGGTCACGCTCCGCCATGTGACGGTGGATCCCAAATAACCATCGGGCGTTTTGACCTCTTCCTCGAAAGATATCCGGTGTCTCAGGTCTCCAATTTTCATTTAAATCCTCATCACCTTGTACGGGGCGAACAGAATCCGGGCTTCTTCGAGAGCATGAACCCTGGCCTTCACGGCGCCCTCACCGCCGCGATTTTCATACATGTGGGCAATCATAACAAACATCCCTTCTTTTAAGGCCGTGGGGAGGTCTGCGGCCTCATCGCCATAACCCAGGATGTATTCAAGGATAATACTATCAAAGCCGCGATGTGCCGGCCAGGATGTCGAACGGATCCTGCCATAAGAATTCTCTGCGGCATCGACATTGTACTTGCCCTTGTCTACCAGTTCATATTTCTCAGCCCGGTCACCCTGTGTGGCGGTGTGAGCGAGAACCAAATTTGTCGTCAGGGTAATAGAGGCGTCAGCCTGAACCGTGAGGACCACCAGTTCTTCTTCCCTGCTTCCGCCTCTGCCGATAATGACGCGATCGCCAACCGCAAAGTCGGCCGTCGCAGCTAGAGAGAGAATGGGCTGTCCTGAGTTGGAGTCGTCATCGACATAGCTTCCGTAGCCCTCGATTGCCTTGATTGACGTGACGCTCTGGAGCGGGGGATCCGGGATCTCGATAACCTCCTTGAATTTATCCCGCACCATCAGCCACGTCTGGGTTATGAATTTCCGGTGCGTTTCCTTTTCCGCAAGCTGTCGGGCGGTAATGATGAGCGCCGTGATGAGTGCATTGTCCGCTCCTCCATCGACTTTCAAATGTAGCTTTGCTTCTTCGAGGGAGATGGGCTCAGACGCTGGAGCTGTCTTCAGTTTTAATCTCATGGCCTACTCTACTTTTTCGGCAACCCCACATGCAACCCAACTCCGAGCCGTGTCCTTGGGAAGATCGCGGGGCCAGCGGTAAATGTGGCCCTTCTTGTAAACCGCGTCTTGGTTCGCTAGGTTCGTCAGCATCTTGATCCGCCTGGGCGGTTTGCCAGTGAGCTTCTCTGTGGGAATAACGACTTGAGGAGCTTTGATTCCTGTCTTGGTCTTGGTCGTTCCTCCCGTTTTTGCTTTTGTTTTCACCATTAGAATTCTCCTTGCATTAGGAATGTGGGAAGGGGGACAGCACGTCCCCCTATCCCAACTAAAGCTTTCACCCTGTTAACGGATGATTTGCCTCACACTTAGGGAGTGAGTTGAAGCATGTAAAGCTGATCACCGTATCCTCCGCCGCCTGGAGTCGTGTTGGTAATCAGGAATCCGGCTCGTTGCCCGAGTCCGTTTGTCTTTACCGAAGCATCCGCTCCAGTAATCAGCCCTCCATCAATATTGTAGAAGAGCTCCCGGTTGCCAGAGTCTCTTCCAGGAACGGTGGCGACAACAGTTCCGAAACACGGCCCCCAGGTCTGTCCCCAGAAATAATAGCCGCTTTGTACGGGGCGAAGTGCGATAGCAACCTGAGCCATAAATCCTGAACTCGTACCGAGAATATTGGAATAGACATTGGGCCAGGCAGTAATCCAAGTCGTTGCCGGGATAGCAACTATAAGAGGTTCCACAAGGGTGAGCGTGATCGAGGTTCCGTCGCCAACGGTACTGCCCTTGATGTGAAGCATTTCAAACACGCTGGATACCAGATTCATGACCCAGATATAGCCTCCAGCATAATAATCCACCGGTCTGGACCCGGCAGCGGTTGTATCCAAAATGGTGATTTCATCCGTTCCGGCAGCAGATATCACAGCGTGAGTATTAACTTCTGTGGGAAGGTTCCCGCAGTGACCGGCCATCATAGCGACGATAGCCGTACCAGCTTTGCAATATCGGAAAACGCGATCTCCTTCGACAAGTCGAGTGCCAATATCATAGTTCTGAGTTGCGCTTTCTTCCTGAATCTGCTGAAGAGGTCGGCCAGGAAGTATTCCACCGCCAGAAAGAATCTGGTCGATTTGGATGCCCATGTGTTTCCGTTTAGGGTTATAGAATTTCATTATTCGTCTCCTTGCTCACGCAATCTTTACGCGAGTTCCTGAAGTACTCGAAGAGCGTCAGCGCGGATGACTCCGCCCGTAGTTCTTGAGCTTGCCAGAAGGCCAATCAAACCGGCAGTAGCATAGACCTCTAAGAGCCTCTGGAGCGTCATGCCCGCTCTATCAACGATCCGATATCCGGCGTTGAAATCACCGAAGATGGCGATGTCACACTCAGCTCCAGACGCGATGGCCGGGATATCTTCCTGTGCGAAGGTGGGATATCCAGCAAAGGTGGGAGGCTGGCCGGCGGCAACCTGAGGCTGCCACATATAAAGATCATCGGCGCCACTGGTCAGCTTACG